AAGAAAAGGAAAACATACCACCTAATTTTTGACCTAATGTTCCTGTTACTCCTAACTTTCTCATTTCTTGCATAGCTTTTGTTCCTGGAGCTAATACTTTACCAGCAACCCCTATAACTTTTTCACCAACAACACCACCAACAGCACCTATACCTGCTTGTTTAGCTTTTTCTTTAACAAAATTATCTGTATCTGTTACAGGTGTTAAAGAACCTACAGCACCTCCTGATATAAGTGTTTGACCTGTTTTACCCAATGCTTTAGCACCTTGTGCCGCTCTTAAACCAACAGCAATATTAGCAGGATTAAGTATGTTTCCTAACAACCTATTAGTATCAAAACCTTCTTCGCCACGTTCTTTTTGATATTGTTCTTCTTCTGTTTTAACTAAAGCATCTACTCTTTCTGCTTCACTTCTAAAAAAATTACTAAGCTCGTTAGGTTTTAAACCACCAGCAGACGTAAGAAAAGATAATGCTCTAGGTAATAACTGAGCGCCAGCATCTATAGGGTCTTTTATTCCCTTTAAAAATCCAGAATCAATAGCAGAATCTGTTTGTGGCTCTGTAACAGGTGTTGATTGAGACTCTTCAACTGGTTTTTGCACAGACTCTGTTTCTTCTTTAAGAGCTTCTCTTCTAGCTAATTCTTCTTTAAGAGCTTCTCTTCTAGCTAATTCTTCTCTTAACATTTCTTCTCTGGTAGCCATATTATTGTTGTCCTAACTCTTGTTTAATTTCCTCTTCTGTCATTTCTGAAATAGGTTTTTTATTATTTAATGTTTCAGGAACTTTTGGAACAACTAAAGGACGATTTATATTAATAGTTTTTCCTGATTTTATTTGATTTACTTTAAAGTTTAAATCATCTTTATGTTTTGTTTCTTTCTCAATAATTCTTTGTAAGTTTGCTTTTATTGTTTCAATATCTAACTGAACACTACCACTTGATAATTCTATTAAAAAATCTTTTTCTGAATTAGAATCGTTACCTCCAAACTGTTGTAATCCAGGTAAAACTTGTTCTTTTACAGTATTTAAAAATAATTGAGTATTGATAACTTGTTGTTTACTATCGCTTGTTCCTAATATCCTACCCAAATATTTATTATTCATAGTTCTTTTTTTAAATTCTAATTCTAACTCAGGAGCTAAACCACCAGAAATAATTTTATCAGGTCTATTTACAATAGATAAAGCCTGTTTAGCAGAAGTAATAATTCTATTAATTTCAGGTATTTGTTTTACATATTGTTTAGCTGTTTCTTTTTTAATAACTTTATCAAAATCTTCCATTGGTGCTAATGGGTTGGCTAATTTAATTACCTTAATTAACTCATCAGCGTATTTTTTTTCTTTATCTGTTGAATTTTCATTTGATTTTATTACAGCTATTGTTTGTAATAATTCTGATTGTGTTGGTGGTTTTTTTTCTGGATTATTAAGTTGATAATTTTTTAAAGCTGTTTCAGCTTCTACTTTAGCTAAATCTGCATCTTCCTTTTTTATTTTTCTTTGTTTAGCTGCTAATGTGCTTTGTAATGCGTCTGCTCTTTGATTTAATTGAATACTAAACATTCTTAAATCAGGATTAATAGTTACAGCATGATTAGCTAGTTTTTTTAAAGCCTGTGGAGTATTCATATCTATACCAGGATTACTTGCTTGAAAAGTTAATATAGCTTCTCTTATGTCTTTTTCCTGTTCTACTGTTTTTTGTACTGTTGCTTCTTGTGGTGTTTGTTGACCAAATAATCTTCTTAATCCTGCTTGTCCAGACCTACCTGTAGCTCTAATTTGTTCATTAACAGAACCAAAAAAATCAGAAGGATTACTACGTTGCACAGGCATTTGTCCACCAAACTCAGGAGTAGTAGGTAAAGATAAACCAAACATACTTTCAGTTATAGATTGTTGTTTTTGAGCCATTTTATATTCCTATGTTAAGTTTCGTATATTACCTGTTTCTGTAGGTAGATTAAATAATCCTTTTATAGCTGATTGACTAAGCCCTAATCTTTCTAGTTCTGCTCTTATAGCTAGTTGATCATATTCTCTTCTAGCTTGTAAACCTTCTAGTTCTGGTGTTTGTCTTAAATTGCTTAGACTTTGTAAAGTACTAAACTCTTTTGCTCTTTCATCAATATCTTGAGCAGTTGATAATAACCCTTTAGCAAGTTGTTGTTGACTTGCAGCTTGTCCTAATCCTAGATTTTGTGCTGCTAGTGCTTCATATGATTTAGCTTGTTCTTGTGCTGCAAACAAAGACTCAGCTAATGGGTTTATTCTGCGTTGTCCACCAACAGTAGGAGTAGTTATACCTAGACCCATAGTACCTTGTTGTTGTAGTCTATTAAACAACTTTTCTTGATCTCTTTGTCTTTGTGGGTCTGTTAATGCCCTAGTAGCTGCTAGTGACTTTGCTGTAGCTTCATCTCTAGTAGTAGGTAAATCTTTAAACATACTTTCAGCAGTACTAAGTGCAGATGTTTGTATTGGCTCATATGCAATATCCCTAACAGACGTAGCTTCTCCTGTTACAGGATCAATATTAGTAACACCTAAACCAGTTCTAACTGTAAATGGTTTAAATACTTTATCATAATCTGCTTGTATATCTTCACCAGCTTTTTCAGCTTTATCTTGTAGTAATTCTAAAGCTCTATAGTCTATGCCTACATTAGCTACATTTTCTAACAAACCTCCTATATCATCTCCAAATACTTCTTTTAAGTCAATAAACTTACCAGCTTCTTCAATAACTTTTTCTGCTGCTGTTGCTGTTACTGCCCCAGCTCCTAAATTTTCTATAACTTTTGTAACAGCTTCAGTTGCTCCAGCAGCGTTAGTTATAGTTAATCCTCCTGTAACAGCATCAGTTCCTACGTCAGTAGCGGTTAATAACGGCAAGTTATCAATTCCTTGTGTTCCAGATAATAAATCATCAAACGTTACGTTGTCTACAAAACCTTGATCTACTAAAGGATTAGCACTAGGATCAAAAGTGCCTAATATACTATCATCAGGTATTGTAGTTAAAGCTCCTGTAATTGGATCAGTTACAACTTCTGACCCAACAAAAGATGATGAAGGGTCTGCTAATGATGGCTGAATTGTAGTAGTGCCTGTTACCTCTCCTGTAATAGGATCAATATTATATCTTTCTAATAAACTACCTGAATCAGTAGTAGGAATACCTAAGCTATCTACATAATCAGTAGTGTTTTCACCAAGAACATTGTTATCTACTAAAAAATCTCCAAACTCTCCTGATCTAATATAGTCAACACCATAAGTAGTACCAGCAGCTACTAAAGCACCCATAAATGCTTTTTCAGCATCTCCTGTTAAAGCATAAGTAGTAGTTCCTGCTAATGCTGCGTTACCTATAGCAAATGCTGCTATAGAGTCAGCAGCTAAACCAGATACAGTAGAACCAAATGTAGAAGCATAAGATGTGCCACCGCTTCCCATAGGCAGACCATTATTAGGCATACCAAGAGCTAAAGAAGCTCCTGTTATAGCAAGAGAAACAAATTTTTTATCAGAAGTATCTTTAAACTGTGGAAAAAATAAAGCAGTATCGTCATCAAAAAACTTAGCTTGTAAGTACGCACCACCTTCTATGTCACTATATAACTCACCAAAGGTAGCACCATTACCATAGTCTCTGTATAGCTCACCTTTAGTATTAAACATATTAAGACGCTCACCTGTTTTTTTATTGTATAATACAGGTGCTTCATCTGGTAAAGTAGCTACATACTTTGTTACTTGTGATCCATCATTAGATACCATTGGTTTAACGTATTCGTTTTCAACAGTAACTGGTTCGTAAGTTATTGGTCTACTAAATCCAGTTTCAGAAAAAGGTGGAGGAGTGTATTGATAAGTTACTTCTCCTGTTTCTGGGTCAGTTATTTGTTGTACTTCTTTAACATTATCTCTTACTTTTTCAGTTCTTCGTCCTATATCTAATAAACTATCAACACCAGCTATAGCAATAGCTTCTGCTTGTCTGCTAAATATATTATCTAAATCTTCTGGATTAGGATAAGAATAACCTGATAACTGAACTGTCTCATACTGTTTTTCTAACTCTTGTTTAATATTAGCTTTTCTTTTATCTAAATCAACAGAAGTTTGTTCTGCAAAACCAGTACTAGTATCTATAAAACCAGAATTTATATCGTTTTGAGTACCAGTAAACATTCCTGATGTATCTTCTGCAACCTGTACTGGCTCTGATTGTGCTTGAGTAGTTGTAGCAACAGATTCAGCTAATGAAGTTCCTTTAGGATTACCAAAAATATCTATTTTTCCTGCTTGAAAATCTAAATAATTTTGTCTTGTTTCATCAGTTTTAGGAAGAGTAAAAAAATCTGCTACTACGTTATTAACAATAGCCATTAGTATGTTCCTCCTTCTATTGAACCACCAGACATTGTTCCTGATAGCACAACATTCGTAACAGTAGCTGTGCCTGTTATAGCAGGACTAGCTAAATCTGCTTTAGTAGCTATTGATGTTACAATATTATCAAACTCTGCACCTATTTCAGCACCTTTAATAACTTTATTAGCATCACCACTATTAAGGCTGTCCTTTGCAGCAAAGTTAGTCGTTTTTGTATAATTACTCATTATATAGTCCTTCCTAGAACCGAATAAATATCTAATTTTTGTAAAGATAAAGCATTACCATTAATACTAGCATTAACACCTACTTGTAGTACGTTACCGCTTCCTGTTAGCTGTGCTGTAATTTTATCAATAAATATTGATGCAGAATATTCAGCTATATTATATTCTGCTACTCCAAATTCTGATATAGATGCTGCTTTAGTAGTAGCATCTATTAAGTCATAGTTAGTATTATAATCAAAAGCATACTTTATACTTAAAGATGTACTAGAAGCTCCTACAACTGTTACATTAATTTTTTTTAATATTTTTGTTAGAGACTGATTACCAAAATCAAGATAAGGAGATAGATAAGAAAATACATAAGGACTACCATCATCAGTAAAGTTTTTATACTGTGCTATTCCATTAGTTTTACCTAATAATAATCTATTATCTTTAGTAGCCAATAAAGATGAAGGATCTATTGAATCCCATCTAGTAACTCTATAAGACTGATCTGGCAACAAAGCTCTTACATCAAAACAAAATGTAAAACCACTATTAGGCATAGTTAATAAATAAAATGCTTCTTTTTGATAATATGCACTTTTAATTTTACTTTTATTTTCTACTGCTAATAATGATAAAAAATTATCTCTTACATTTTTAGTTAAATCTCTTAGTGGTGCTGATTTTTCTTGTATAGTTCTTCCTAAACTTCTTACACCACTGCTAGATAAAAATATTAAATCTGTACCAATATTTTGTATAGAGTCTCTAGCAACACAGCCTATTCCTATTATTGTATCAGCTAAAGCTATATTACTCATATCATCTGCATTGTTATATATAACTATATTTCTTTCACAAAATATAACTAATGCACTATTATGTTCAGCAAGGGCTACTATTTTATCACCACCTGCTATTACTTTTTCTAAATTAAGTTGTCCTGATCCGCTACCTGATAAATCTGAACCATCTAACAAAACACTAAAGTATATTGTTAAAGGATCATTAACAATGTCAGCAA